GCAATATCTGAGTTGGCAGCAATTGAAATTGTGCCTGTGTTGTATGAAGACATGATTATTCCTTAATAATTAAAAATTGAAATAGGTTTCGGCATCCAATATTAAAATTGGCTGACTGGTTTTGACTTCTCTGTATCCGTCTTTGTAGTTCTGCATACCTGCCCCATCCTGAACCCTAGCAAGATTGAAAAGAGACAGTGAATATTTGTCATTATTACCTAAACATAATTCCCCAATCCAATAAAAATTAGTCGGCCTTTCCCACCTTTCTTCTACCCAGTTCCACCAGTCATAGTTCGGCTGAAATATAGACTGCCCGACAACCGTTGGCATATACATCGGGCGTTTAATGTTTGGAAGACTCACCGCTTTACCGGCAAAAAAATTATTCCCAGGCACCTGAACAGGAAGCGATAAGACACCGTAATAAGATGAAAAAGTGATTTCCCCTTTGATGTTTCTTATTCTTAATCCCCCCGTTCCTCCAGATAGCTCATTTCCTTTTGGATTAGTAAACGCAACAACCCACCAATTCGCGCTCATTTCTTTGCCGGTCTTTTTATTTATACATACATATTCCGACCACACGGAATAATCCAAATATGAATAATCTTCTCTCGCTCTCATGATGGCGTCTGAATTATCTGTATAGAAAAAGAATATGGCATTATCTATTGTGAGTGACGGATCAACATCTTTTGGATTAAAAATCCCATTGATATTCATTTTCTTTTTATGAAAAGCATATCCATAACCCATTGGGGGTTTTTCATTGAGAAAGACCGTGTTACCCGCAACACGCAAGCCATAATTTAAGCCCGGCGTTTTTAATTTAGGGTCAGGCCACGCAATGATTTTTATAAGATTGTTTAATGCCAGTCGATCAACAAAGATTTGTGTATCATCACCCAAACCCGACACGGTCACTATCCCGTTATTTTCAGAATACTGAATCATCTCAAGTGCGCCATCAAAAAAGACCCCACGCCCAGTGTATCGACGTTTTACTATTGCCATCCCACCACTTTTGATTATTGTGAATCTATAGCCGGAGGGAATTTTTACGGGACACTCCCAGTCATACCAGAATCCATTCTGCCCTACAGTAGGGTTTTTCAAGATATCGCCCCGGCTGGCCTCTACAGCTCTTGACCATATAATCGCACACGGAGAGGTTTTTTCATTGAAGATAAAAGACACTCCGTCATTAGGGTTTGTTATTTTTAGTCCGTAATTACTCATAGAAAAACCCCACATTCAACTATTGCTGTACCGTTCTTATCAAACAAATAAAACCCTCGACTTGTGAGTTGTGTTCGATACCCTCCGTTTGTTCCATTCATTTCCATGAGGCCCGTGTTTGCATCAATTCTAAAGCCGCTTTTGTTCGGAATGTAATTTACTGATTTCAGATCAACATTCACAAGCAACTCTTGAATAGTCGCACTGTCAATGAATGCACTGCGCATGAACACTTGCCCGTTCTTGATGAAGAAGACAGATTCAAGCTTGTTATTTGCCGGATTAAAAACACCGAAAGTTTCAGCATTAAAGCCAATATTTGTTGTGACTTGTCCATTCTTAACTTCGGAGCCAATAACCATCCCGGCACCATAATATTGCCCGTTATAGTTAATCCCGGCTTTTACTGTATATATTGCTGAGCCGTCTCCTTTTTTGTCAAAAACAGTAGTCGCTTTTGTGTCAATTAAAGCTCGTTGTTTTTTGAATTCGGCACTTGTCTGTGTATTATATTCAGACAAAGCGTTATCCGTATTTGCAATTGCCGTTTTATTCTCTTGAATAAGCCCTTTAGCTAAAGTGATTTTATTTGTATTATCATTAACCTCCGCTTTAACCTGATTAATATCTTTTGCTGTTGATTCATTTAATTTAGATACTGACGTTTTAATATCTAAAATGCTTGAGTTTGTATTCCCAAACTGACTAGATACTTGTTGTTGATAACGTGCAAATGACTGTTTGTCTGATACTTGTACTTCGCGTATCTCAACAATCTCCGCTTTTCTGTCTCCGTTCTCTTTCATCCAGCGCTTAATATCTGCATCACGCGCCGCCGCATTTTCAAGCACAGCCTCAGCATTATCATCAATCTGAGATTGCAGCGCTTTCCCAGCATCTGTTGATAAGAACTGATCGCCCGCAGCGTCAATTATCCAACTTGCATCTGAAGACGACGCCCCTTTAATAAACTCAGTCCACTGACTTTGGTTGCCGGTCTTATCGACTAAACGTGCACGGAAATAGAAAGCCACACCCGCAGCAAGACCCTGCATCGTATAAGTTCGCTGAGGATAAGGAACGTCAGACAACAGCATCAAATCATTGCCATCGTTTGTCTTGCTATATTGAATTTCAGTATGTTGAGTGTCTGAAGTATCATCACCGAAGTTCCAATCAATCTGAATACCGAAAATAATCGGGGTTGTACGGAAATTCAAAGGCATAGGAGGATTACCCTCTTTACCCTTCAACACTGTTTCAGGAGCGTTAGCCCAAACACTCGATATCTCAGAGGCATTGATTGCACGAACGCGGGCTTGGTAACGACCGGCATAGATGTTATCGACTTCAAAGCCCAGGGCTGACGTTCTCGGCGCGGATACCCAGTTACCGTTGTCTTTTCGCCATTCCGATTCATAAGCTATAGCGCTGTCAGCAGCATCCCAATCAGCTCGCAATGTAGTTACAGCCAGCCCCTGCACTATTTTAGTATAAGAAGATATGCGAACGTTTTTTGCTGGTGGCTGAACACCAGGTGGGATAACAGAGATAGGGCGTTCATCAATTCGGGCGCCAGTATCAATATGACTATACTTATCGGGATTGTGACAAACACCGTTAATAGTGAATGTATTATCATTGTTGTCATCAATGCTTGTGACACGATACAACTGAATTGCTAGATCATCAGCATCAATAGACCACACCGCATTTTTTCGTGGTACTTCTGAATAGGTTGTAGTTACTGTTACCACCCTATCATTTACCGCTTGGACCGTTCTTGCTTCTGATTTACCAGATAGCATATTGATGATGAGCCGATCACCAGCTTTTGCATCTGGTTTTCTGTCTAGCGTGATTTTTCTACTATTGCATTCCGATACTCTGCCACCGATTACACGCCCAGAAAACAGTTCATCTGCAACACCAATGATATCTCCGGGAAGTGGTATTTTTCCTTCTAACCCAGTAGCAAATGATACAGTTCTATCATTAGCATTAGTTAGCAAGGCCCATCTTCCGCGCCGATTAGCTTCACTTTGACGAGTACAACCAATAGCCGTAATTTCTGTTTGATTTACACCGTATCGTCTAACCAATTTATTATCAGAAACAACTTCAATGGCATCATTATAGTGATTGCTAGGATCGCCATACGACACAAGAGCGTGAGTATAGCGATTACGCAGACTACCACCACCGCCATTGAATTTTCCATCAACAACCGATGCTTTAGTGAAAATACGGCTAACATCGCGCGGCATATCAGCAATTGCAACGATTTTATTATCTGACCAATATGTCATTCCACGGAAAATAGCCGCGAGATCACGTAATACAGAGTAGGCTTCATTCTGCGCTTGTATGTACACGTCACACATAAAGCGCGGCTCTTTTCCGTTACCGCCCCGGCCATCTGGTACCAATTGATCGCAATACTGAGCAATTCTATAAAGCTCCCACTTATCAACATGGCTCGTATCCAGCCTGTCACCAAGACCGTATAACTTACTTAATAGAATATCGTAAAAAACCCAGGCTGGGTTGCTACTATGCGCTAATTTAAATGTACCATCCCACATTCCAGAATACGTTCGATTGACAGGATCATAGTTTGATGGAACTTTAATTAATAGTCCTTTAGATAAGACACTAATTTTCGGAATTCGATTATTAAATTGTTCGGCATTAAATGTAACGAATAAAAGTGCGGTATTTGGATAGCGAAGCTTTACATCAATAACTTCTGCTATTGCTTGAATATTAACTTTATCAGCATATCGCCCGGAATTCTTATTTGGCGTCAGCCTTCTTACTCTGATTTGCCAGCCAGTAGTCGCCTTTGGTAAATTAATACGGTGTGAGCGCTCATAAGTTGATGTTGTTTTTCCGTCAAATGCAGCATTAATTACTTCTTTAAATCCCGCACCATCAGTGCTTAAATCTATCGCATATTCAATGCGATAACCCGTTGTATCACCATTATCACGCTGCTGCAATAATTGCGGAACAGAAAACCGGACACGCACTGCTGAGAGTTGAGTGTTACTAATAGAGCGTATCCACGGTTGATCACTTTTAAGCTCCATTCCTATATTGATTTCATTATCAACACTCGGCATTCCCTTAATATATTCCTGATGCTGACTACCTGGGCGAAATTCCCATGTAACTCCCTCAAAATTTCTTGAGCCATCAGAATTGCCAATCGGAGTTCCATCCAAAAATATTTTTGTATCATCCAAGCCACTCGCTATCTCACCATTACTGACTGCAAGTAATATTTTTGCTGTAGATGTGGATAGCAAGTTATCTGGTGATTCAACAGGCGTGTGTCCTTTGCCGCCACCGCCTTTGCGACCCTGAATTAATTGAGCTGCCATATTCCACCCATAAAAAAAGCCGCATTTAGCGACCTTACTTAAATTAATTAAATATTGTTATTGCTGATCTTCGGTATATATTCCGGCTGAGATAATAGCCCCGCCGACTTCCCTCTCACCGTAAAGTATAGGGATAGGATTGCCCTGCGCTGTGGTGTTAACTGCACCACCGAAGGCATAAGAAGGTTTATTATCTGCATCTTGTCGCGTTGATAAACCTGGCGGTTGCGGGGCTAACATTTGGACAACGCCACCCAATGCCATTGCAGCCCCTCCCAATGCAAGCGCCCCGCCCCATGTACCCGCTGCACTAAATGCCGCCCACCCAGCTGGACCTGTTAACATTGCAGCCCCAATAAGTGCGACTCCCAATATTGTTTGAAAGAACCCACCGCGCTTATTACCCTTTATGATCGGAGCAATACGGATTTCTTCGCTGGTGGTTAAGTGAAGTTCTTTATTGCCAATATTTCGTTTGCCTTTAAATATGGCAAATTCAAGCCCTTTCAAATGAGCTTCATTCAAGAACTTTTCAAAACCTTCACAGCGAACGCAAAGAGCCTTTATTGCCTCTCTTGGGGAATCAATTGCAATTGTATGTTCACGTCCAAATTGTTTTCCAAGCGTGCCGTAAAGCCGAACTGTTTTTAACTGGCTCATACCAATTCCTTACGTCTTACAATTTTCACAGTTCTGTCACGCCAGTAATCGCCATACGGGATGATCTGACTTAACTGTCCATATAAGTGATGAAGCAACATCCCATTATTTACCAAAACACCGGCATGATTCGGTACATCTGCCTGCACCTGCATAATCACCATGTCACTATCACGCGGCATATCACCAACTTCTACAAAACCTTCTTTCTGCCAGTTATCTATATAGAGATTTTCGCCCTGCTCCCACCACAGGCGATCAACACTGTAATTATGCAGAAATAAACCATGCTCTTTCTTGTAGTAATCCATAATTAAAGACCAGCAATCGGCATGGCCTAACACAAACGCCCGGCCAGTTAATGGCCTATCACCACGCGGCTGGATAGTTCGGAGATCTCCTTCAGGCCATGAAGCAATAACCCACGGTAATCCGGTAGCATCACATTGCAAACAATCTAGCTCACTCGGTTGAGTTGTGACTCCATCACCGCAATGACTATGAACAATCGCTGTTATTGTTCCCCAATCTTCTGCCTGCGCGTAGTCTTCAGATGAGAGTTCAAAGTGTTCTGTAGGTTCTTTAGATAAATTACGGCAAGGAAAATATCTTTCCACTCGGCCTTTTTGGGCAACTACACCGCAGCACTCTTTCGGGTATTCAGCTTTCACATGCTCAAATATTGCATTAACAATTTTATCTCTCATCATCACCTCGAAATTAAACCAGCAGCAGGGAATCCGCCAAAATCTAAAGGATTATTTTCACCAAAACGCTTTTTGCAATCGGAAAGTAGACCACCACATTCATCTTTTGCTGGATCATCAGTTGGTTTTCCATCTTTATCAAAATATTTCGTACCCGTGTACCCACAGCCGTTTCCGGTTCTGTACCACCCTCTCATACACCAAGTACAAATTGTGTGAATTTGCCGGGTTGGAATACGTAATCCTTGCAGATCAAACGGGCTAGATAATTCAAACTCTACAACTTCACCAGCTATCTCATTCGTTTTAGTATCAATATAGAAAACTTGTTTAAAGCATTCATCAGGATTCGCCGTTGAATTGCCATCTGTGAAATTTTTCGCATCAAGATAGTGAGCGAACGTTTCAAATATCGTTACTTTTGCCTGTAACATGTCTTCGAATTTCAGACAAAGAGAAGAGATAAGGCTATTGATGTTGGAAACTGTTAGTTTTGGTCGTGGCGGTGAACCATCACTTGATTTTGACATTCCGCTAATTTCGTAAGCCCAAGCACCATACTCTTTTCCCTGCCACCAAATGGATTTTGGTTTTAAGTCGGCCCCGGCCTTCTCTATTTCTTCTGTAGTGTGTGGCATGTTGTAAGCATGAAACCGCAATACAGGCCCGCCAAACTTGCTCCCATCAACTTCAATTAGCTGAATTCGATTACCCGGTTCTAATTTCTGTACATCTGATGTGATATTCATGCTGAAAATGCCTGTTCGAATGTAGCATTGATAGTTATTACAGTGTGAGATAGTGGAATCATAGTGATAGAACTGGCGTCCACTCTGTAAAGCCCCTTTTGACCAAATGGAGGCGTCCAGATAAAACTCTTTGCTGTGTGTTGTCTGATGAAATTGAATATCGGTATTACTTCATCTTTATGCCCCGTATAAGTAAAGGGCCATTTCTGCGACTCAGAATTAATGCCATTCTCAGCAACTTGGGAATATCCGTCACCAAACTGCACTTTTCTTACATTGTGAGCAAACTCTCCAGTTGGGCTATTTTGTACCTGGCTTCGCCATTTAAATTCGTCTATTGCCATATTTCCCCCGTAAACCTACCGGAGCAGGTTGGTTAAATGCAAAAAAACCGCAATTAAGCGGCTTAAAAATGAATAAAATGATGAGATAGCAATTAAGAGTTGGTGATAGGGCGCTTGAGAGCCATGCTCAACAACAAGAGATGGCGGGGATTTCTCCCCGCCGTTGCTCTTACCTGGGTTCGTAATCCATGAAAACAGCAACCTCCGTTTGACCGCTTCGGATGCGAACCTCACAGAGGTCCTTCCTCGTGACCAGCACAGCCGCTAAAGCGGCAATACAAATAACGATGGCGATAAATATCGCTTTTTGCTGTTTCATGGTTAGCGTCTCCTTGCCTTTCGGCGTGTAAGAGGCTAATCTTATGTTGCTATGCATAGATAGGCCTCAAATTGATTGAAAGATCATTTGGGGCTTTCTTCTATCCGCTCCAGCACGCCAGAGACAGATAGTCTCAAGCGCCCGCCAAAAATATACCAAAGTGAAATATATATATCCATACTATTACATTGCGCTACTGAGTTTATTTACAGCAAGCTATCCTTGGCTTGGGGTTATAGCTTTCTAGTTTGACTGTCCATTAAAGAACAAGAGCCCACTAGGGGTTCTAAGTTGCCTGTGATATGCAAAAAAATAACCATTCTTTTAATATGGAGTCTGGATATACATATCTAGATATTACTATTATTTGTGTTTTTTACATTTCTTTACATTCGTTCAGGTAAGTTTAGCAGAAAAGCAGGGTTAGTTTTTTTCTTTTTCATTCCTTTCAATGTCTTACTACGTTTTCTGCGGCAAGCTTCGCAATTTCTTCTAATGCCTTCCATGAAAATATTAATCTTTAAATTTATAAATTATCAAATCTTTATTTTTATATTTTGAAAATTATAAAATAATTTGTGATAAATGATGAAGCTTTCAGCATTAAATTTCGGTTATTATCTACACTGCTAAACCATATTACTGAGCCAGTTAATTCCATGAGAGTAAAAAGATGATATTGTTGTTCCCCCAAAAGAGTGAAGCCCTAACTATCGTGGGGATGGTCAGGGCCTCTAATTGTCAAATCCGAAGAAGGAATATAGACATGCCAAGTATAGTAAAAAACAGTCAACTTGTCATTTATGGAGTATTACGTAACGTGGATGTAGCAGCGTGTCAGCAAGAAATACTGTTGACAGGGTTACTCTCTGGAGTTATCTTGCGCTTGCGAGGCTTCGAAACCTCAACAAACACGGTCAGAACCAACCCCGTTAGCGTTGGGTTTTTTATGCCTGTCATTCAGTGGGCGCAGTGCGCGGCCACACCCCGATCAAGGTCGGGAGGGCGACGAATACAACACCCAGTAATGGGGAATAAGTCCGCAGCTTTGTTTGTGCTGTTTCGAACCTCCCGGCACCACTACGACAGTGGCAATTCGAAGAAAACAAACAGGAGTCAGCAATGACTAATCAAATTTCAGCCCAAAACCTTCCATCTATCCATCACAACGGAATTCCAGTAATCACCACTGAGTTGCTGGCAGAACTATATACAACAGATGTTGTACGAATTCGTCAGAACCACGCTAGAAATGCTGATAGATTTAGCGAAGGAAAACATTTCTTTATTCTAAAAGGTAAAGAATTACAAGAACTTAAAAACAGAGTATCTTTAAGCTACTCTGTTGAAAGTGGCATTCAGTTAGTCGGTAAACGTGCTCGCAGCTTAACTTTATGGACCGAGCGCGGGGCAGCTCGTCATGCAAAGATGCTCGACACTGATAAAGCTTGGGATGTTTTCGAGGCACTGGAAGATTTTTACTTTAACCAGAAGGATGCCACTCCGACTACAACATTAGTAAAAACAACAAACGGTATCCAGTTCCCCGAAAATGGCAAGATCCTAATAACGATGCGAAATAGCACTGTTGATAGTTGCGAAATAGTTCGCCCGGATAGCCACGTACTGACATTAAACACATTCATGGAGTTAGCACAAAAAGCCGGTTATCTCATCATTCATCGAGAAAATCTGTTGAACATGGAAAACAGCTGGAAGTACTAACCCTAAGCGCAAGGACGCGCTGACAGATACATCTTTTAATCTACAACTGCCAGCTAAGTGCATTTAGCTATTATTCACCAATCCAATGTTTGTATTTTTCATAAAATTCGTCTCTGATCTGAGGTGGAAGTTTAGCCCTGATTGATCTAATATCATCTTTGTATTTATTAATAATCAGAGAATTATCAACATTTGGGTTGGCAATTTTTATTTTTTCTACCATCGATCTGACATTATCTTCATTAACATCAAACCCAACCTTTCTCCTAATAAAGAAACTTTCAATAGGCATATCTATTGGTCTGAAACTATTTTTCTTTTCTTCCTGCATCTTCGCCTGAACATCACTGCCGCAGTGTTTGCACTTAATAGCATCTGGCCTAATGATCTCAGCACAATAAGGGCATTTTACATCACCTTCTGTCTGTTGGTTTCTGCCACCAAATATCACCATCATTAACCCGCAGAATGAAATAAAGGCTCCTAGCAAGATGTGATTTTGTCTTGAAGCAATCAACCCAATATTATTAACTCTATCACCATATCCTGTTGCAACACTCACATCCATATTAAAGGCAATAAAAATCCACACCAAACCGATAGCCAATAAGAAACAACCTAACCCTTTCATTACTAACCCTCATTTAGAAATATATAAAGCAGACAGATAACACTGATACTTACGCTCAACAGGAACAAAAAGTTACTAACCGACAGAAGAGCCCCTGTATGGGGCCTAGGTAAAGCTATTGATTTTCATATTCTGCTATAGCGGAGTCTAATTTTACTCTCTCGCGTGCATCATTCCCGCCAGTATTGTTTTTCACATATGAAACCCACTCACTATATGCCTTTATTAACGCAACTTTTTCAACCTTGTTTTTTGTTGACGATTTTAATGATTCAAATTGAGGTTTTACTATGGATATTCTTTGCTCAGTTTGCTTTCTATTGCAATCACCAATAGCTCCCACCACCTCAAGATCATCTGACTGGGTTAATCCACTGATATTTAATCTATCCATTTTCATGCCCGCTATACTTTTATAAGCTTCCGCAAATAAGGCTTGCCTATTAAGTTGAGCAATAAAATCTTCTTTCGTTGGTTTAAGATATTTATCATCAAGCTTTGGTTCTGAGCATTCCATTAAACTTGCTTTTGTTTCAGCATCTTTTTTATTTTGCTCTTCTACCATTTGAGCACACCCAGACAGCAAAATCGATCCTATCAATAAAGCAGTTAATCTCTTCATCACACACCTCGTTTCATTTAAGTGATGAGAGTTTAACCGTTATCGAGTGCAAATCAATGCAAAATCACGTCCGTGTGGTTTGAAAGGGGTTACTTGAGGAAATACTTTGATAAAACAGCCATAGCCACTGATATAACTATTCAAGCTTTGCGCCAGATCTGGTCGCGACTAATACACATAAGTGGCTGTTTATGGCTTCCTCATGTAGAAGTTCAGCAAAAACATAATGACAGGCATTGCTATTGAAAATAGTAATATGGTCAAAACCCATACCTTAAGATCACCAATTTTCTTCTCTAAGCCACCAATTTTCGTGTCTACTTTTGAAATTTTCAGGTCTACTTGTTCTTCGGTTGGCCTTTTTGAAATCTTGCTATCTAGTTCTGTCACTTGCTCAGAGCTTGCTTTCTTCTCTACAGATGAAGAGAGGTTATCTATTTTTTGTAATATTAAAGCAACGTCGGTCTTCATTGTACCAACATCATTGGTGACTGACTTTAGGTCAGACACTTCATTTTTCAGTTCCTGAATTTCGTTTCCCTGTGCAACATTCATCTTTAATTACCTCATAATACAAAAACAGGGCCATTATTGTCCCATGATTTAGTTAACGCCTACCGTATGTGGCATTCCAAAGCGGAGAACCTGTTTTGGTTAACTGTACCGTTATGGCTTTATCTATCGCGCCGTTGATTTGCTTTGTAATACCGGACATATCAACAGAGCCTGCATCAGCACCTTTCTGCTGAGAACCTCCGTCAATATAAACGCTGGTTTGGACTGTTACACCACCAGCCGCAGGAACTAATCCATACCGAGGAGCAGGCTGTAATATCTGACTATTTGGCACTTGAGCACCGCCAACATAACCCCCATTCGCATATCCCTGTGCGCTATGCATCATAGAGTACAGATTACCTACACCAATGCGGTTCGTCGCTTCTTTCGTAAATACAAATTCGCCACCGTGAACTATACCTCTCGGCTCAAACTTACCACCGGGGCCGGTATAGCCACCGCTAGCCATTCCAGGCAGAGAGAAACCAAAAGCGCTAGCACCCATCTCTATCGACTTAAACACCAGCATCTGAGTGATCATCTGGGTTATCTGCTTAAGAACCGATGTTGCAAAGTCTTTGAATCCAGCTTTGCCTGTTGTCAGAAAATCGCTAAACACATTCCCCATACCAACAAATGAATTTTGAGCAATGCTAGCTACGTTGCCGTAAACGTTAGTTGCCGTATCCTGATAATCAGCAAAACCTTTCTGGAAGCCAGATTGCCAGTCTTGGCGCTCCTTATCTTGTTCAGCAAAGAAACCTTTTAGGGATTTAACCTTTTCAAGATACTCCTCATCATCAACAGAACCGCCTTTAGATTTCCAGTCTGATTCTAAATCCCGTAAAGCTGTCTTCCTCTCAGCTTCCCTACTACTTAGTCCTCTGGCTTCCCTTAATGATTCAATCCTACCATTCATCTTCTCAATGTATTTTGTAGCATCATCATGAAGCTTATTTCGACGTTCCAAAAGGGCTATCTGGTCGCCCCAGTAAGCATTTTGTCTAGCTATGTATAGGGCTTGCTTTTCATTTGCCAGCAATGCCTTCTCATCATCATCTAGTTTTCGCTTACTTGCCGCTTTATGAAGAACAGTATACTTAGCCTCTTCCAACCAAAGCTGCCTACGTTGAGCACTAATTACATCATTAATCGACTTGTGATCTTGTAGAACTTTTAATTGGGCCTGGAGAGCTAAAAGCTGCCTATTTGCTGCATCCTCAGTTCTGATACCCGCATCTGGCCTGTATGACTTACCTTTTGGCGTTTTAGTGTCTTTATACAAGCTTTCAATGCCAGCTCTCGCTTTGTCTATTTCCTCCTTGGACCATAACTTAGCCCTCCCCTCAGCGGCAGCTTTAGCATTATCTTTAATCGCCTCATTAAGATCTTTAGTGGCTTTAACTCTCTTTTCGGCTGCTGTTACACCAGCTTCAGTCAATTTTGTTAACGTTAATTGGGCATCGATTGCATCTTGATCAAGTTTTGCAATATTTTGTTTTTTCTTTGCTTGCTCATCAATTGAAGCTAACTCTTTCTTCCATTGGGCCAAAGTATCATTACTTATGTAAGACAGCCCTTTACCCTTACCGTTATAGCGTCGCGGGTCGTTTTCCGCTGACCTGATTTTTAATACTAATTCCGCTCTTTTTTCTGCATCAGATGGGTCTCTTCCGAGACCCATTATCCCATCCCACATTTTTGATGCAGAGCGCTCTATCTCATCAAAAAACTTTGGTAAGGTTCCCATATTATTGCGGATTTCATCAGCTCTTTGCTTTATTGCTCCATTCAAAGCATCTGTAGCTGCTGCCACTGCGCTAGCTTTATCGCCCTCTTTTTGCAATGCAGCAATATGCTGATATTGTGCAGCAGTTAAGTAATGCATATTCTTGGTTAAAGCAAGTGAACCTCCGGCTGGATCATCAGAAAGTTGTGAAAACTGCTTAACTAAATCATCAATTGACTGACCGGAATAGCGGCTGAACTCTATTATTGACTGAGTTGCGGCTTTTAAATTCACTGATGAGCTAATGCCAGCGCCAGCAAGCTTACTCAGTACTTCCGATGCTTTACCAACAGTACCGTTGCTTTTACCAACTTCACTCGCCATGCTAGCTAATTGCCTGGCCGTCACTCCCGAATAGCTACCAGTTAAGATGACAGCCTTATTAAATGCACTGCTCTCTTTTTCAGCAACATCATATGCTTTATATAAACCGTATAAGGCAGCGGCCACTCCACCAACTAAACCAGCCATTGCTATTCGCATTGGTGTAATGAGTGTTGTTAATGCCTTAAAGGTATTACCAATACCACCGAATGAATCTTTAATCTGTCCACCTTGCTGTATTGCGATCAACCAAATCGGCATCCCGGAAGCGAGAGAAGTCACAATATCAGTAACTTGCATTGGCAACTGATGCATTGCCATTTTGTATTGACCAGCAGTAATAGCACCTCTCATAAAGGCTTGATCTTGCTGTTTCAACTTGGCAATAAATGGTGCCGCCTGTTGAGATACTCCAATTTGAGCGGCTTTTAATTCAAGGAGTTCAGTTTTGGTTTTACCGATACCGTCTGTTTGTAGCTTAAGGGCATCAAGGAAGCTTTTTGCTGCTGTTTCAGCTCGCTTACTGGCTTGAGCTTCGATTAATTTTGCTCGCCCCTCCTCAGTAAGAGCCGCTTCCATATCGTACAGCCGTTTATTCGTTGATTCGATAATAGCGTTGTACTTGTTAAAAACCGTTTCATTGATGATTTTTAAGTCTCTGGCCTTGTTTAATTTTTCGGCCATTTTATCTAATTCAGCAAAAGCCTTATTTGTCGGATTTAAGCGATCTAATACCTTTCCTAACTCATTCCTTTGTTCCTTTAGCGTCTCTGCCGCTCTCTTTTGAGTATCAATGCCACTCTTAAACTGTTCGTTGAGTCCAGAAGATGCCTTACTTGCTTTTTCAGCAACAGATTGAAATTTATTTAGCTCCTGATTTCCACGCTCTAAATCAGATGTTTCAAGTCTCAAAGAAATAGTTGCGATATCAGACATGCTGACCTCAGATGTAAAAAAACCGCAATTAAGCGGCCTAGAAATGAAAAACCCGCGCGGGGCGGGTTAGCTATATAACTTATCTTTACTTATGATGTTGACTAGATGTTGGCAAGGTTCCATTGCTAGTTTCATTTTCGAACCCCACAGAGCCATGTCATACTGATCTAATCCTATGGCACTCCAAGGCAAAACACCATTAATTCCGTGACCATATGGTGTTAACACATCTACAAATTGTTTTTTTGTGCAGTCATAGACCCTGACTTCGCCGATTTTTATCATTCCTTGAGCCCATAACCGACCACCTAGAATTGTTTGTATATGGTCACATATTAAATAGTCATGTTTCAAAAGTAGACACTTATATATTTGTTTAGCAGCTCCAACACCTTGATAGCTGCTTAGTATTTCAGTGCCTCTTATCTGTTTGCCTGTTTTCAGTGCGCCGCCATCATAAAAGTTAAAATCATTAAATGCTACTCTGCCAATCAGTAAATCTTCACTTGGTTGATGCATACCTAATGACAATAACTCCTCGATTATCTGCCATTCTTTTAATCTTGCATTCTTTAGTGTAGTTGCATGCTCAGAATAGAAATCCTCTGTTCCACATCCCATTGCTACTAGCTCGCAATAGTAATCAAACTCACCACCAATTAATGCGTACTCAGTCACTTTGACTAAGTCACCATCAGAAGATAGGTAATAATATGTATCTATTTCTGTCTCTGAAGTGCTGAAAGGCTTATGCTTTAAGTTCTTAGAATAACTTTTGGTGAAGTTTGGAGCCAATTCCTTATCTCCAGTTTAGTGAGCAAATAATCTATTATACTGTGACATATAACCCATAATTGAAGATTTGATCAGCTCTATCGCGCTATCAGCATCTGTGCATAATTCAGGGTATTGTGCTTTAGGATCGACTATGACATTAATCTTGTTACGCCTGTATGATAATTCAGCGAAAGGAACAACGTAAAAATCATCGCTTTTTTTATCGTTACTTATCGTCACGATGAATATTTGCCGATTAAGATCGTGCCTGAAACTTAATCGTCTAACGGAGAATTCCTTCTGTGATAGTTCATCAAAGAAAGAATCAATAACTTCTGTCGAGTGGCTAATAGTCTGTATAGATCTGGTATGCTCAGTTCTCATATAGCCCCCTAACGTTATGAAATTAAAGTAAATAGATGATTGGCATTTATCTCATTGATAAATTACCTTAAGGTAATCATAGTGGCATCTTGCCATCAAATCAATAGCATTAACTATATTACTGTTGTTTCGCTGACCATCATTTTTTCATACTCACCAGTCTGCGCTTACCGCTCACCAGTTCATTAGTCCGTTGATCATCAGCATCGATAACGGCATCGTACTCTTCACGAGTAAAGCCTTTCTCATCGGGAAATTTGGCTTTCAGCATCATCTGAAACTCGGTCATGGTTAACCGTTCGGCTTCCTCTCGTGTCATGATTGAAGTGGGCGCGTGCTGCATTGATATATTCAATAGCTTTAAACTGATTGGAATACGCTTCCGTGCCTTCATGTCGTTGGAACCTCCTGATTTCAACCTTACGTGCGTGTGAAGCACATAAAAGAAAGCCTCAGTGAACACCGAGGCTAATTAACTATTTTCTGAATGCATGATTATTAGAGCTTCACGCTCCATCACTCTAATATCGTTAAATACAGTTGCGCGGTCATTTACGCCGATTAAATCCATAACTGAATGTAAGACATTGTAATCAAGCCCTGTTGCACCAGCAGCACCCACACGCCACTGTGTAGATAACGCTTGAAATGTCAGAAATGACTCCCATACATCCGGCCAGACTTCAACATCGTCAGCGATATCACCGAGCATTTCCAATTCAAATTCGGATTGAGGTTTTGTATATAGTGCCCGCGCAACCGCAATTAGTTTTTTTCGCGGAACAGGCCAAGGGACTTGTAATAAGTGGTAATTATTGCTTCGTAAGCCTGAGGATAATTATCAAGCAATGTATCCAGATTTTCTTGATTAAATTCGTGCTCCTTAAATCCCCATCCATTCGCAATAAACATAATGAATTTATCGTTCGTCATGCCATCCTGTTTTCCCATTTCAGCCAGCTTACTCAACGGATAATGTTTGAATTCAAAAGTTAATTCACCTTCACCACCACCCGGTACGGTTATTTTCACCACTTCTTTAAATGTTGGATTTGGATTTAATGTAATCTGACTCATTATTCACCTGTAAATTATTAGCATCGGTATCTGAATTTGGCTTTGTTACTGTTTTATCAGTATCAAAGGACTCCCCAGATACCGTAGTTACTTTTTTGCTGATCTCACATAGATCATTTGCTTAGAACGCAGCGAGAATTTCACATCAATGTTTTCAACCTCGTTGATAGCCGTTTTCGGGATTTCTTGATATGAAACCGTGGCATTAAAATAGCGATCATGACCGGCTTTCTTATTAAAGAAATAGACTGTCACCAGTTCCTTACTTTCATCAAAACCAATCAGTAGATTGTGAGCATGTAATGTCGGGTCATACGCAAAATTGAACGTCATCACTACCGCGTTCTTGAACGTATCTACGTTTTGAGCTTGGTCATCTTCAAGGAACTGGACAGTTGTCGATTGCTGGTCCCCGCCCTCAATGCTTACCGTTAAAACCTGCTCAATTCGGGTAAATGCAACAACCTTCTTAATTGTTCCAACAGCACCACCGGGTGGAAAATTATCTTTATCGGTTGTATCCATCCCCTCCAGGGTAACCGATGTTCCTGATGCTATTTTAACGCGGAATGCCCCTTTCATTTTTGACCAACCAGACTCGATCTGTACGATATCGCCGGCTTTAATCTCGTTTAAATTATCTACGGTCAAAACAACTTCTTTGTCATTAGTCGCCGCCGTAATATTTGCAGCTTCATCAAGTTTATTTGAAATATAAACTTTTGAGCCATTGGGAATGTTAAATGCCATGCTTCACCTCATATTAGGCATAAAAAAACCGCAATTAAGCGGTAGTATTAATTAATCTGTTTATCATTAATTAACATTAACATCAGCGCGATACGGCACGCTAACCGGGGTTATGTAATTAACATGATCTTGAATACTGGGATGAACTGTTGGTTCACCATTGAAATAAACTTTGAAATCACCATCAACGATTTCATGTCCATTTTTTAACAAATTACACAATTGTTCAGACATGAATAGCGCTTCAACTTCACCATCTCCGGCTTTTGTGACAACATTAACTTGCACAATCCCGCGATATATTTGCATATCTAATGCAAGGCCAATATTATCCGTCGCGGCGGGTATAATGTGGCACTGTAAATACACTTTTCCGGTACTTGTGAATTCAATATTCGAATACTCAATATGAAAACCATATTTATCCGCCCAGTTTCCGACATAAGCTTTAATGAGACTAATTATCTTTGATGTACTCACTTATTCACCTCACTCGCTGCATCTCTGAACATGCTTGCAGCCTCCTCCGCTGTTATCCTGATCATTCCATTTGGGGCTTGTGACGAGTGACCAAACTCAAGCTTATATGCATAAGGACGATTATTCGTGAAATAAATAGCTTTCATACCAACCTTAAACTGATCAATCATTAAATTACCAACCGCTTTTGTCATATTGCCCTTTTTATCAATACGATTAGTTTCTCCCTCCGCAGGTTCATTAAACGATACTTGCCAGTTACCGCGAAATGCTCCACCCGTATAGCCTGGCGGAGATTTAATATCCATGCTATCAACGACCTTAACGCGCTTCTTCAATTGCCGTTTCTTTGGGGTAAGATTATCGGGATCTAACCTGAGCATTTCGTTATGTTCAAAGACAGCCTCATTATAATCTCTCGCCGTTTTGTTCACTTTCCACAACTCAGGGTTTCCCACTGGCGATATATCCACAAGCTTTGCAAGAATCCTCATACTTGCAACTTTAACGACATTTTCAGTATTTTTCTGATATTTATCAACGAATGCATTAATCGCTTGCATAAATTGATTAGAATCAGACATATTATTTCCTCAGTTGCGCACGATAACAAATGAGTGTGTCAGCGGGCTTTGATGGATTGTTATTTATAACGCGATATTTATCATTATCGACAGTGACAATATCACCCACTTTAATTTCTGTTTCACCCGTAAATACAATGCGAATATCTCCGGCAAGAATTAATTTGCCATCAATTTCATTAGCCTTGTAATCGGTCTTAATGCCAATGGGTTTAAACGAACGATCCGGTTCATAATGCTCAATGCCATTAATTACTTTTATCTTACCTTTGCGTAAGAGCTCGAATTCCATACCATATTTTTTAATAAGCTTATCAGCTGTCTTACGCATTCGCGGATAGAACTTAGCCATATCACCCTCTCACTAAGCTGATTTGATTAGCTCCGACAATCATCCCACGCAGCAAACCATTCAGCCACGTGAAACGCGGAGATGTAGCACTAGTTCGCTCTGCATATGAAACGTTAACAGCACCTACAATCGTCTCTTGAGTGACTTCACCACCACCAGCGAACGACGGAGTAAGATCTATTTCCTGAGCTTCAATAGCAAGTCGGCATTGAACCTGAATAACTTGCCTTGGAATAATATCTTTTGGCAACAAGTAACCATCAACAATTACCCCCTCACGAGGCCACGCCAATAGCTGATCTTTTACTGTTCTGCTACCTTTCCAGCGCAATCCTGCCAGATAATCCATTGCTTGCATGAGTAGATGTTCACAAGCAGTATCATTATCTGGAATTTCGTAGTTACGAGATGTCGCAAATGTTCGTAAATCTTCAACGCTCGCATAACTATTAAAATTGGGTGATGATGAATCAGTTACTAACATGTTCACCTCTCCATTCACTCACTTGCCAACCATCATCGATCCAACGATCTATCTCATCTTGATGAACATTAGCCTCAATTGGACCACCGGCAAAAGATGGAACATTCCTAGTCATATGTATGACCACTTCAACAGGTTCAACAGGTTCAACAGGTTCAACAGGTTCAACAGGTTCAACAGAGATAGAGTTATCTGACTGCCCTTGTGCTGTAAGCTCTTTTTGCTTTTTAGTTAATCCCGCCATATACCCTTCCAATAAATAAGAAAGGGGACGAATCCCCTATATCTTTACCCCAAGATGATAGTTGAATGTTCAGGCTTAACCGAAGCCACGCCCCACGCCAGGCCAACTTCATAACGAACCTGGCGGTACTGACGGTACAGTGCGACTTGGAAAGTGATACCCGATACAGGATCGGTAACATTCATCACATCATCCGCAGTATCACCACCTTCTGGCATTGCAGGAGTGCGGGAGGCCAGCAAGAATGCATTACGATCAAACGCCATATTTGCTGTGTAACTAGCACCAACGGTAACCTCGGTATCATCAGCCAAGTCTTGCAACAGGCCGGGCGCTGATAAAGTGATAACTGATGCAGTTGCAACAGCAACAACATATTTATGTTCATCACCATCAAACGTGACTATATCACCGGGTTTCACTGTTCCTTTTCCAGTATCAACAGAGATCAACCGATCACCCACCTTATGGCCTTCAGATTTATTAACAAGGAACCCGGTTCCATCTCCCGCCGTTACCCGTTTAACACCCGCCGAGTTATGAAGGTTAAAGCCTTCAATACGCCCAATTGTACCCTCACGCAGCAGATTTTCCGTACCCGCTTCATTCACTTTGAACAGAACGGATTGTTTGCCGCGGATATTTGCGATAGCAGCAGAACCAAGAACCATCTGCAAATCAGTCGTCGGCGCACCGTTATCTTCAAGTACACGTCGAGCATCGGCAAAATCAGACAGGTCTTCTTTGATACCAAATGGCGTCTTACCCACAGCGCCGATGGCGCGTGACGAGCCGAAATACAATGCCCCAATGTCACCATCTACTTCATTTGAAATGGCTCTAAATGCCTGTTTAAACTGGTCCGCAAGAATGGTGTTATAAGTACCAGCCGGACCAATTGCCAATTGCTCCTCACCGTTCCACTTGACTGGTGCCATTTTTGATTTAGTGATTTTCACTTGAACAGTGCCTATTTCCTGATCCCCGTCATTGGGTGCTGTGGGACCAGGAATGATATCAACTGTCTTTGCGACGGGTGCAACGGGCGCAGTAACATCCTGCCCCTTGGCGGCGGCATCCGCTTTGGTATTACGAGCCACAGCAGGAATAAATCCCACTTGCTCACGAGAAACAACATCCAATGCTGTATAAATTGTCGGGATAAGTCCCGTCAGGGTATTTCCTGCCATTTGTCACTCCAATTAATCTATGATTGACACGCCGTCTTTAAGTGCTGTTTGCTTACCAGCAATATCCAGTGAATCAAAAGCCGAGCGTTTCATTGTTTTTTGTCCGTGCTGATGCTGCGTCTGTTGTGAACCGCCGCCGCTATTGCCGGATGCTTTAAGAATGTGATCTTTCTGTGGATACTGTTCGACCAAGAATTCCAGTGCTTCATCAAAATCAGCAAGCTCACCGGGTTTAGTGCGTGAAAACACTTTGTTGCCTGACGGGTCATATGCAACCACTTTGCCATCTTCGATTTTGAATGACTGACCGAAGCGTGCCTGAACAAAATCAGAAGGAATTGCTATCTTATCTTTGATAAACGCAGAGCTACCAAAGCGCCCGCCGATCATCTCTTTATAAAGCTGTTCTTCCAATGTTTTGCTCTTGCTGTTGGCCTCATCAAGCTGCGTCTGGAATGCCTTAGTAATTTCTGCCTTAACCTGGTCAACCGCACCAGCATCAATCAGTTTTTTCTGATCGATTTTGGTCATAGTTTGCAGGGCTTCAATGGCTTTAGCCGGGTCGTCAATACCAGCGAATTGCGTGAGTTTGGCTTCCGCCGTTTCTTTCGCTTCACGATGCGTTTTTGCTTCACCATTCAGCGCTGTAATTTTGCTCAACGCGGCAGGAGCGTCGAATGGGATTTCTTTGCCGTCATCATGCACATATACCGGCATACCGTTCTCAACAACTACTTTTCCGTCTGCATCTAATTTCAATTTCATGAGTTAATCTCCGAACCTTCCGGCTTAAAATAAGGTCATCCGACCCGCGCACCGCTTCGCATCCGCTAGCAGCAGGTAATAAAAAACCTGCCGAAGCAGGTTGTGATTTGAATTAAAAGAAATATCTAAAATCATTCATATCCAGCATCTTCAAATGCCTTTTCATCCAATTCTTTAAGCTTATCCAAATTGATAAATTCGCCCTTGTCTGTGAAGAACGCCGAAGGATCTATACCGCCGTCGCGCATTAGCCTGGCTCTTGTTTCACCGAGTATTTCAATTTGCCGTTTAAGTGGCTGGTTTTTAAGCCACTCAAGATAAGAAATATCAGCGGGAACTTGTCCATCCATACTGGCACGTGTCCCTACAGGCATTTCGTTAGCATTAATACCCAACTCTTTCCAAGATTTAGTCACAAGATTTTCAGTGGAACGGCAACAGAAATGTATCCTGCCGGGACCTTGCAGATAAGGGATTTTGTGGCCGATAGGTTTACCGTCAAGCGTATACTTTTTGTGATCACGAATAATACACATTGTTGACGTTTTGTTATCAAGCGTTGACAACCATTGTTTGCAATCAATTAACTCACTGTTTATATACGCAAATTCATTGCGGGCAATTGACTGCAAGTGACTGACGGCTGTTTTTGCAATGCTGGTAGCATTAGCCCGGCTCATCTGCAATGCACCGTCACTATAATTTAGCGCTGCATGGCCTCTGATTTTTTTACCGATTTCATAAGCACTATCGCCATTAAGATAACCATTCTTGACTGTATTACTGATGCGAACCAGCCGATCTTGTTCAAGTCCTGAAGCCCACTCAGATAGCAACTTGCCTTGAAATGGCCTTCCCATCGTAGCCGCATAAATCATATCCTGAGTGATCCTCATCAACGGATAATGTCGAAGAACAATATCAGGCAATAATGATTCAAAGAGTGAGGGATAATAACCCGCCTCATATTTAGCTAATGTCAATAATTCATCAGCCAAATCAGTAAACGCGACTGTCACTGATTGTTTATTTATTTTTCTGACACTACCAAGCAATGATTCAAGTCGTTTTACAGTAAATGACTCAGAACTTAAGTTACTATCATCAAGCGTCATTACCAGCTTAGTAACTAATTCAGTATCAAACTCATTGAGCTTTTTAACAATACGCTTAGCCACATAGTTAGAATACCTGCCTGAGAATAGCTTCCTTGCTATTGCTTCATCACGTAATTTGCTGTTTACCGTTGCCATTTAGTCACCCAACAAATTTGGACTCATATTATTCAACTCATCCAAAACAGATTCTACATCAGTATCAGGATCAATAATTTTTAGTGATTGAAGTGCTCTAATGGCATCAATGCGCCGGATATCCCCACCTTGTCTCAGTGACTGAATTGCTAACACTGCTTGCGGATTAAATATCTGGCCGGATGTTTCTAATTCTGTTCTAACATCAACATTTCCGCCAGTTGGTAATCCAAGCCACTCTGCCATAATTTGAAGGATATTATCCAGTGCATCTTCGAGACTGTTTGCCATCGTATATAAAGGTGACTGCTCTTGCATTTTCTCCTCAGTTACCTGATCTATGGCTTTTGTCGATGTATTCTCAGCACGCAGTAATTTAGCACCCGCCTGGCGCATTTGTTTTTCAATTTCATGCAACGATTCTTTACCTGCATCAATAGCTGAACCAGAATGTTCTGTATATTCCATTCCCTGCTTTGATTTGTCGCTGAATTTTGTGGCCGCTGATGAGCCGATAGTTAATTCTTGTTCATCTTCTAGCCCAAACACGCTGAGCAACGGAACGCGAGCGACATGTAAAATATTGTCCTGCTCACTCTGACTCTGCCAATGTTTGATGTTCAATAAAGCAAGATTTAACAGTGGCGGTGACGCACGCATTAACCCAGAACGTTTTGTATAAAGTTGAACAAATGGAATATCCTCTCGTGATGTATCCCATTCATCAAAAATAACCCAAGATAATGCGTTATTGTTATCAGTTGATTTTCTATATATGAATACATGACCTGGAATGATGTGCCGAATCTGTTCTATTCGAGTCTGACCAAAATCATTAGCATCAATCGTGATCACTTCTTTAACACGCAATTCAGTGATGACGACTTTCCCACCAATAGTTTTTGACTTCCAGCCTATGACCTGACGCGGATTCAACATGACAGCATATGGCCTTGCGCCAATGCTTTTCTCATCTGCTTTTGTGCGTGTAGTGAAGTGATCGACACGAGGATACTCTACTAATGCATAAGCTACACCGTATTGAAGTGCCAAACTAAACCATTCTTGCGCCCAAACATCCAGCCTATTTCCCTCAAGATCAAAATTTTTACATAATTCAACTATCTCTTTTGGAACATTTTCGCTCAACTGCGTGGGTTCTGAAAATACGCGCCCTATGTCCTGTTTAATTGTTTCTTCATAGGCAGGAAGAAGAGTAGCAACAGCCAATCTTTTTTCATACGAGTCTTTATCTTCGTTGGGCCAACGCGGCATGTATTGCTCACCCGATTGACGCATATAAAGCGCACCACCCATTAAGGCGTCATTAATATCCCATGCTTCGATCATGTTATTATAATCAAGATTAGGGGTTGAAATATCTGGCATGATGATTACATCCGAAGTTTGGTGACTTTGCCGACTTTCTTCGGCGGTGAATGCAGAACGCGGTAACGTGTGGCGTCCCAATCGTGATCTTCTTGTGACGTATCCACGTCATCAGGATTCTTGCTATCTCTGACTAAAACAGGAATTCGACTTATCCAGCCACGACAATAATCAAATACGTAGAAAGCTGATTTTTCGGGCATGCCTGATTCGGTTTTCTTGCCTTCAATAACAGCCTCAAGCATGTCGGCAAAAAGAGATGCACCGTTAATGCGCGAACCCGGTTTTTTGTTTGATTCGACCCACTTCACACCTTGTTTTTCCATCTTCTGCCCGATTGATAACTCATTGTCAGCCGTGTTATAAATTGCGCTATCAGCGGGGCCTGGGATGACTTTTTTGCAGATACCCGGCATGATGTGCATCTGTCCCTGGCCTTTGGTTTCTTTCGGCTCTTCTTCTTCAATTCCCACCAGCCGCTTATCTATCCACATGACCCCCTTGGCAACGTTTGTAGATGACATGTTTAACCCTTTGTTTAACTCATCAGACGGACAGCCATACCATTCACCAATTAGAATTAATGACCCAGCAGGAGGACAGAACTTGCGTCCATCATGCAACGTTGCTTCGCTCCCGTCAGATTGCGCCCACCACAGGTTAGAAAACGGCTTTGACTCCCCCCAGTCGTGAGAGCGATCAACTGTCCAACTATCAGGGATTTTAAACGGCTTGATAACATGTAAATTTGCATTCCAAAGATGATCAAACCTACCGCCGCTTGTCACATCCCATGAACCTCCAACCCATGCTTTTTTTCTATTAGGGTCTTTAATGCCCATTAGCATGGCTATGTATTGCGGATCAAGATATGGGTTTTCTTTATATGAGCCGTGAATTGCTACACGAGTGAGCGTTATATCTTCATCTCGTTCTGTTTGCGGGTTAAATACTGTTTGAGTTTCTCTAACTACAGTGCCTCTGGGAGCGGGTTCAATGAAACGTTTCTTAACCCATGAGTGCCCAATACCAAACGGATTAGTTGTATTAAACATTTCAAGCGGTATTGGTTTAATTAACTCCCCATTTTCCTGCGGGTAGTCAGCTGGGCGAAATGATGAACGCATACATGAAAACATCATCTCGTAAAAATCAGAAGAGGGTTGTTTTGTTAGTTCGTTAAACCCAATAAACGGAAACTCCTGTCCATGATAATCCCAGTAGTCGTCTTCTTCTTTCCCAAAGCGAAATAGTAATTCTTCACCAGTCGGCCAAACCCACCTTAATTCTGATGCTGACGCAAGATAGCGAGCACCATCATTAAACAGGCGATACATACGCTTTGACTGCGTAATGATGTCAGCAAGGTTTTTATACTCAGTATCAAAAATAATCCCGCGCCAAAACGAACCATATCCAACACCAACATTACGCCTAAATCTTGCTAACTGCGCCGCTGTTTTACCAGGTCCGCGAGTCCCCTCATACAGAATTTCATTACATGGGCAACTCAAAGCCAACGATTGAGATCCCGGCAATGGCTTCCAAACTACTTTGTAACTCATTCACCAAGAGCCTCACTCTGCTGTTTTTGTGCTACTGACTCCCAATCATCAACATTGTCGCATGTCGGAACTGGCATAATGTTGTGAGTTACAACAGTCTTCTGTTCAATTTGATCTTTAAAGGCTTGAACACTTACATGCTTACCAAGCAATTCAAGGTTCTTCACTTTGTCAGGCCATTTGATTTTCTTGAGCAACGTTTCGGTATTTTCTTCTCCTGACATTGCTATAACATCTAAGCCTGATAATGTTGTACGCCAAACTACTGACCACTCCTTAACGGGCTTCAAATCCCCTTCTTCCGTAAGTATGTCCAAGACATCCATCTGGTCGATTTCGACTAAGCGACGAAGCACATATTCAGCGTCAACCTGTACACGCTCGTTTCGCTCTGATTTCAATTCAGCAATACGGGATTGAATGTTAGGTTTTGCTAAGTTTTCACAGCCAATGTTCCGTGCTGTACTTTCACTGTACCCCGCACGAATAGCCGCTTGCGTGGCGTTCAAATCAACGAGGTACTCGCAACAAAACATTTCCTGTTTGTCTGTGAGTGCCATTTAATTTCCTTAAAATAAAAAAGGCCGCTTAGCGACCGGGTGAACCATTTCCAAATCGGAAACAGTTGGAATTAGAACTTTATGCTTTTCGGTTTGATAAATCCCCGGTATTTTAAATACCGTGTCGGATTGAATAACTACTATCGAGCACTCTATTAGCAGAATGCTCTGAATGAGTTACTTTGACGGCTTACCAGAGCTGTATTTACTCGCCCACGCCTTAGCGATGTGCAAACAATCATCGTACATCTTGCCCTTTCTGCTCGCTGACGAACTGCGACGATAGTGATCGACTGCCTTATCACTTGCCATGCCTGCAATAGATGAAGAAAAGCCGAGCTTAACTAACTCGGCCTGGACGTTCTTCTCAATAAATTGTTCGTGGTTCATGTGGGTTCCCCATCGGTCAGTAGCTGATAACGCCCGCTCTCTTCTCTGACTCCAATATCCATTATTTCATCTCCGCTTTATGTTCGGGTTATTTTTCCCGGACCGGTATCAGCTAAAACAAAATCAATCATCTGGTCCGCCTCATTAACCAGCGTCTTAATTTTTGATACGTGAGCAGCCTTAACGGATTTCCATTCATTTAATCCGGTACCAAACAAACTGGCGATCCCTTTGTCTCGCTTCATGTCGGCGCATGCCTGGTTAAGTTCTTCCATCACGCTGAGTTGGC